GTCCACTGCTTGATATAGTCAGTGGCTGCATTGGTTAATTTGCGTATTTCGTGATTGGAAGGCTTAACGGATTTTTTTCGTGTATGTGATTTGGCCATTTTCTTGACGGCGCAACAGGATGTCCTGTGTCGTTAATTGATTAGCAATTTCTTGCTCACGCTCATTCAGCGTGTTCTTGTTTATTTTAGATTCGTGTTGGAATCTGCCTAGCAAATCGGCTTGCTCATTGGTAATGCCAATTTGTATGTTGTTCAGTAATTCTACGATTTTCATTTGAGTATTAGATGTACAATCAATCCAAGCAGGGCTGTGAGTACTACACCAAACACACTGATGCCGATGGTAATAATAGTCTTATTGCCTTCTCCGCCCACTCGAGCCAAGCTGTCTTTGATGTCCACAATGTGGCCTTCTAGGCTGTCCATACGCTTATCTAAATTTTCTAGTTTAAATTCCAAGTTAGAGTATCTTTCTGCACAAAGTTCTACGTGTGCCTCAAGACTCTTCTTTTCAATATCAGTGGTGGACATCTATACTTCTCGCTTTCAGGTAGCGACGCTTTTTCTTGAGCCTGTATGTGCCTTAATTGTGAGCCTTAATGGTGCCGTAGCATCCAGTATATTTATTCAATTGTAACTTGTTTAATGTATATATTTTTAATGGTGCCATAGGGATAAAAGATGGGCAACATAAAACGAGCTGTTTCTTCCAAGCCAGTGATTATAGGCACTTGCTCAATATCCTGCAACAATCCGCCCAAGGGTGTTCCAGCAAGATCGTATACTCCTTCTCGTTCCACAGTCCAACTCCAGGTCCAGATTTTTTGAGAGCCGGCGTAAAAGTCTCCAAATTCAGCCACGCCAATGTCTTCAACAGTGGAAACAATAGGTTCCTGAATGTTCTGTGGCTGTGTACGCAAGCCAATACATTGTAATAGTGTTTCCCAATTGCGTTGTTGATTGCGTTCCATATTGTTGGAGTCCTGGCTGCGGACGACACCTGTGGCAGTGACGTCTACTAGAGTGAATCCTTGGAAGAGATATAAGTTCGATGACATGATAAACATATTTATCGGCCACAAAAAAAGCACCGATTAAAGTGCTTCTTTTGTTTATAGTAGTTAAACTATTAGGCTAGTTTGAAACCACCGGAACTAGTTACAGTAACTTGAGCTGCGCCACCATAAACGTTACCTGCACCACCAATGTTGCCACTGGCTTGTAGGATTGTTTGTAGTTCAGCAGCAGTCATGCCACTACGCTCAGCTAGGATACTGATTTGTTGTGCGCCACTTGTACCAGCATCAATTTGATACATAACTGGTTGAGCTTGAGTAGCCAATTGACGTAGAACTGTTTCTACTGCACCGCCTGTGCCTAGCTCGGCTGCCAAGTTTGCTGTGCCAGCAATGAATGAAACTTTGAAGCATGTAACTGGAGCAGCTAGACCAGTGTTAACGATTTGTGCGTTTGCGTTTAGTGTGCCGTAGCTACCAACGTTGCGAACTTGTTGTGCATCACCTGCACGACGTGTAAAAATTGCCATTTTAAATCTCCTTAATATATTTGCGTGTTACGCATAATAGTATTTATGCTGGCCACAAAAAAAGCGTAACTGGTACGCTTTTTTGTTTATAGTTGTAGAACTATTAGGCTAGCTTGATACCGCCAGTACTTGTAACAGCTGCACTAGAGCAGTTAACTGTACTGAATGCACCAATGTTGGAACCTAGAGCACGGATTGCGTTTTGCAATGATGTGTCATCTACCCAGCTCGAACGCTCAACAATAACGCTTAGTTGTGATTGAGCAGCTGCGTCAACTTGATAAGCAACAATAGTTGCATTAGCAGAAATTGTAGCGAGAATTGTCTCAACAGCACCTGCTGTACCGTTTGTGCCACGACCTAGTTCAGCGGCCAAGTTACTTGTTGCACCTAGTGTGCCAATTTTGTAAGCTGCGATTGGACTATTTAGACCAACGTTGATGATTGCAGCATTAGCTTGTAGGCTCTGTGCGCCAACGTTCTTGACTGCTTCTGTTGTACCTTTGAATCTTGTTTGGATTGCCATTTTTAAATCTCCTTAATTTATTTGCGAATCACGCATACATTTATTTATACAAGTTGGTGTTATTTGTTGAACAAAGCCTGGCCAAATGTGCCACGTTGTACCAGTTTTACCAGACCCTGTGGAGTATTGAACACAAAACCTTCACCTTGTTTTTGCCCACCCACCCAGCTTTCTATACCTTGTACTTGCTGTTCTAGTTGCTGTGCTAGATTGACTTTTAGGGCATATATAGCGTTCCATACCGTAAACAGGGCAGTTAATCCATTTTCGTTAAGATACAGGTAGCCGTTGTAGCTGTCGCCAACTAAACTTTTGTATTGTTTTCCGCTGACATTGGTTTGTAGCCAATCCACCAGTTCTTCGTTGGTTTGTCCAGTAATCTTTTTGTTCATGTACTTTTGTATGGCTTGACGTGCTACTCCGTCCATGCCACCTAAAAATGTTTCAGCCAATCTACTGTATTGATTCACAGCGGCCGTGGCGGCTTTGGTCAACTGTATGGGGTCATCAAGTCGAAACTTGACTCCGGCATTGGGTGCCAGTACAGCCACTGGAGCATTTGTATCTAAGCCTTGGCCGTTCCATTGTTGCGGTCGAGCACGGCTGTCAGCAAAATATTGATGTACCACTATACCGCCTACGCTACGGCCTATTTGTTGACCTAAAGGAGTTTTAGCTGGTATGCGATATTCTACCACATTGGGTTTGAACACATACATGCCGTTGACTGGGGAAAGCATTTGGCTCCAGAGCAAATCTCCCCAGAAGAATCCGGTGCTGTTACCCACTGCTTGCTCGAGTCCAGACCAAATACGTTCAAGTTTTTGATATAGGTCAGGTCTCAATGTGCCTGAACGTTTTTTACTGTCGTATGTTTGCCATGCTTGTGGATTCTCAGCAAACACCTGATTATCAAACATATACTTGTCTTGTATGGTAAAGCGTCCGTCAGGTAGTCGACCAAAGATCAGTGCAGGAAATCCGTCCCACTTGATAGTGACCGACCCAGGATTTTTTATCACATATTGTAAACTGTCTAAGGCTTGCTTGGCTGCCGCTGAGCCATCGAATATGGCATCTTCAGGATGTGGCTGGGCACCTGTACGTGCTTCAATTAGAATTTCGTTTATAAAATCCATTTTCATAGGTTGTGTCCCATAGTTCTAAACCATGCAGCACTTCCTGGAGTGATATCTTCTGGTAATGTCAGCATGCCTTTGGCAACATCTTGCTTGGCCTGTGCCAATTTACCTTCACGGTCTGGATCACTTTTTAGTGCGGCCATGACTGTGGCTACAGAGTTTAAGTCTGCGGCATGAGCGCCAGGGTTTAATAATAGTTTGGCTGCTGCTTCACGATTGTCTGCAACCACTTCATTATTGTCACGACGCATGACTACACCGCCAAATGCATCTACTTTGACACCAAGGAACCAGCCAATGCTGTTTAATAATATGAATAGTTGGTTTGCTTTAAAGTTGGGATCTGCATACATGCCACGTGGACCGTGCTGATGCCAGTCGGCAACCTTCTTGGCATTGGGTATGACCATTAGGTCAACCTGACCAAAGCGTTGTTTGCCATCACGTTCAGCTGTATAAGGCACATCAACGTGAACATTGCGTCCTTTAATTTTTGCATCGTAGCCTTTGGCTATGAAATATTGTTGTAGGGCTTTTTTGGCCGATAATGCATCTTCAACGCTGAAGTTTTTTAATGTGGCACGTTCATCAAGGAATAGGTCAATGTCGCCGGACTCTACTTTGTACCCGGCCGAGCCAATATCAGCAATGGCTTTTAACGAACTGGGAAGTTCTCGTGTGACAGTACCAACCACTGTAGGCACATCTTCTTTGGCCACAGGCTCTGTGTTGTCAAATACGTTGCCGCCTTCGTAAAGATACATTAAGAATCTCCACGAGTTTGTTCTAGTGCCTGATTTAACAAAGACGACATAGCCATACCAACTGGTCTATCGTTGGATGTTAACCACTGATCGTTGTCGTCGAGTGCATAATAGTTTTTTCCTTGTTTGGCCAATGTAAGACTATTAGATGTAGCTGGTCGTATTTGTATTCCAAGTGCGGTAGGGATCCAACCTTTTAATTCTGACGAAGCAGGCGGACTTCCTGTTGTGGATTTAGCAGCACTTGGTGGCAACGGTGCGTCCATCTGAGCACCATATGCAGCAAACAAATAATTAAATATGCTTTTAGGATCTGAAGGTTTTACTGTGTTAATATCAATTTTGTTAATTGATGCTGGATACTGAATACTTACATAATCATTTAACGTGTTAAGAAAAATTTGCGGATCATTGACATTAATACCACGTTGTTTTAACATGGCCAAGTTTTGTTTCCACTGCGTTAATTCTTGTTTGAAGTTCTGTTGCCTAACACGATTTCTAACTGCAGCATCAGGA